TATTGGGTATCGACCGCCCACAAATCGCCTAGCCATGCCAGTAAATTACACGGACCTTTTTAACGAGGCATTAGACGATTTAGCGGCCACGCTCAACGCCGTAACCGGCCTAACCGCGGTAACGGACCCGAGGAACATTGTTCCGCCGTGTGCGCTCATTGAGGCGCCAACATTTGTCGCATGGAACTACAACATTGTAAAAATGTCGTTCCCGGTCCGGCTAATCACGCTCGGCCCCGGCAACCTCGACGCGCAACGCTCGCTAATGAACCTCGCCGCAAAAGTATTAGCCGCTAACGTTGCGGTAGTGGACGGACGGCCCACGGTAGCCATTATTGGCGGATCCGAGCTACCCGCCTACGATTTAACGGTAGAACGACAAGCGCAAACGGGGTAACTATGGCTTACGAAATTGTTTCCGCAAGAATTGGAACCCCGGGCGCCCCATACAAGGTCCGCCCCGGTATCAACGTCGAGGCGCTTTTGGCCGCCGGTTTTATTAAGGTATCCACACCCAAGCCCGCGAAAAATGCTAAAACTAAATCAGAAACGAACGAAAAGGAATAGCCCATGCCCACGTCAATCGCTCTCAGCAATCCGGTCGTTACCGTAAATTCCGTGGACCTCACGGATCAGACGACCGCGGCGGTTTTTACTCAGCGTTACGACCAGTTGGAAAACACGGCGTTTGGCACCGGTTCCCGTTCCTATACGTCGGGCCTCGGCAACCACGAGCTTACGCTTACTCTCTATATGAGCTACGCGAGCAACGAAACGTACGCCACTTTAAAGGACCTCGTTGGCACGACGACAACCGTCATTGTTAAGCCGGCCGCCGGTTCCGACAGCGCAACGAATCCGGGCTTTACTCTTACCGGAACGTTCTTGGCGGAATTGCCCGTTATCAACATGACGCTTGGCGAGCTTGCGACGTGCGACATTACGTTTGTCGGCGGCGTTTACAGCACCGATACAACCGCATAACCACGGCCACTAATCGGCCCGACAACGAAAGGAAGCCGCAATGCTCTTAACCCTCAAAGTAGAGACAACCGACGAAACCTACGAGGTATCAACAAACCTATTTGTCGTCGTCCAATGGGAACGACGATTTAAGCGCAAGGCGTCCGATATGGCCACCGGCGTAGGCGTCGAGGACCTCGCCTATTTGGCTTGGGAAAGCGCCAAGGCCGTAAAGATTGTTGTTCCGTCGTCGTTTGACGACTACCTAAAAAAGCTCGTCAATATTGAGGTTGTTTCTAAGGAACCGGAAAACCCTACCAACGCGGAACCTACCGCCGCCAACTAGCCGAAATGGTATTGGCCGTCGGTTGGGCGCCGCAATGGTATAGCGATACGTTTGACCTACGCGACTTGCTCACCTTGATTAGTATTGCTGAGGACCGAAACAAACAACGTAGGTAAACATGGCAACCGCGGCAACCCAATTACAAATTAAGGGTATCCAAGAGGCGCTAGCCGAGCTAAACAAAATCGACCCGCGTTACCGCCGCCAAGTAACTAAGGACATTAAAGCGTCCGGATCCAAAATTATTTCCGAGGCCCGCGCCTTGGTGGCAAATTTTGATAACAGCAAAGGCAACGGGGCGCCGTTATCCGGTATGCGCCGCGGGTCGCTCGTCAAAGGCCGCGAGGTCCGTTGGGATAACGCCGCCGCTCAAAAGGGCTACAAAATCAAAGTGGGCGCCCGAGCCACCCGGGAACGGTACGTAAATTTTACGAGAACCGACGACCTAGGCAACCAATACACCCAACAAGTAGCGTTTGGTGCGTTGCCTTATCGGCTAATGGTTGTCCAATCGACGGACCCGGCCGCGGTCATTTATGACCATGCCGGCCGCAATACGCAAAGCTTGTTTGTTTCTACACTTACCGCGCAAGAGGGGCCACAACCCCGCGTTATCGACCCAATCGTTACCCGCAACCGACCCGCCGTCGAAGCTGACGTACTTAAAACGGTAAAAAAAGTTATGGATATAACCAACCGCAATTTAAAGGTTCGCTATGGCAATTAACATTCCAATTTTAACGACCTTTAATAACACGGGTTTACAGAAAGCCCAAAAGGCTTTCCAAGGCTTAACCGCCTCAACAGCTCTTGTTGGGGCCGCCGTCGGCGGCGTCGTAACAGCTGTCGGCGCAATGGCCTATAAAGCCGTCCAAGCCGCGTCGGATCTCAACGAGGCCATAAGCAAATCCAACGTCGTATTCGGCGCTATTAGCGTCGAGGTCCAAGCATTTAGCCGAACCGCCGCCCGGTCGTTTGGTATCAGCGAAACCGCCGCTTTACAAGCTGCCTCGACGTTTGCCGTATTCGGTAAAGCTGCCGGGCTAGCCGGAAAAGACTTAGCGGTATTTTCGACCGATTTTGTAGCCCTTGCCGCCGATTTGGCGAGCTTTAACAATACGACCGTGGACCAAGCCATTAACGCGCTTGGGGCCGCGCTACGAGGCGAGAGCGAACCACTACGCCAGTACGGCGTTTTGCTGAACGACGCCACGTTAAAAGCCGCTGCCGCTGAGCTTGGCATTTACAACGGCACCGGGGCGCTGTCTCAGCAAGCCAAAGTTTTAGCCGCGCAAAAAGTCATTTACGAGCAAACAAACGACGCCCAAGGCGATTTTGCGCGAACCTCGGACGGCCTCGCTAACCAACAACGCATTTTGGCTGCCACGTTTGAGAACGTTAAAACCAATATTGGGCAAGCTTTGTTACCGGTGTTCCAAAAATTTATTACGTGGGTTAATGATAACGTGACGCCCGCTATCGAGCGTGTAGCTGACGGTTTTAGTATTTCGCTAACAAAGGGTTTCCAAACCGCCGTAGCCGAAATGGGGCCGTTTGGCGACGCCATAGTTACGTTGGTTGAGGAATTGACGGTAGCGCTAGCGCAAATGGCTAACACGGGTAGCCGTATTGCCGGTTTTCTTAAAGGCGGATTTAACCCTAATTTGGTTGAGGGCGCTAAACAAATGTGGGACGCCCTGTCGGGTAAAGACGCTTTCGATACTGACGCAATCCGCGCAAAATTTGACGAATTCCGCAAGGGCGTAGGTATTGCGTCGGCACAAATGGATTATTCGTCGTTTGCCGCTAAAAAGCTTGCTGAAACCGCTAAAAGTTTGTCCGACAGCATGGGCGACGACACGCCCAAGGGCGCCGGATCCGCAACCAAAAAACTTACGGAAGCGCAAAAGAAATTGGAAGAACAATCCAAGAACCTACGCCGCGAGATTGCCGACAACTTTAAAATCGCATTGGATAAAGCAACCAACCAACTAGACGACGCTCGCCGCGCCTATGACGATTTCCGAGACAGCATTAGTAGCGGCGTTTCCGGCACCTTGTCTTTTACCGACGCGCTTGACGAAGCAACTAACAGTAAAACAAGTTTTGTTAATGGCCTAACCGTCATGGCTAACCGCTCAAAGTTATTCGGTGAGCGTGTCGCAACATTGCTAAAAATGGGCTTGTCTAAGGCCGGATTGCGCCAAGTATTGGACGCCGGCGTAGAGGCCGGAACGTTTATTGCCGACGAACTTATTAACGGCGGATCCGCCGCTATCGAGCAAACCAACCAACTTTTGGACAGCCTACAAAGTGTTGCCGACGAGCTAGGCATAGAGGCAGCCGACGAATTTTACGGGGCCGGTGTCCGGCAAGGTGAAGCATTGGTAGCCGGTATCCAATCCGTTATTGCCCAATATGAGGAAATCCTAAAAAACCCAAATTTGTCGTTGGACCGTTTGCGCGAGATTTTGGGTATCTCGTCGAGCGCGTTTGAGGACGTAACCGCAACCGTGACCGGTGGCGCGGGTACTGCCGGTGGCGGCGACGGCTTTAACCCAATCGACGTAGGCGGCGGGGTCATGCTCGACCCGCGGTACCTAGATTTCTCAGGCTTGCCCGGCATTAGCGGCGATACCTATAACGTCATAGTTCAGGGCGGCTTTGCGACTGCCGCCCAAATTGGCGAAGCGTCAATTAACGGAATTAAAGCGTTTAACCGGCAAAACGGTCCCGCCGACATTTGGGTAGCATAAATGGCTACGTCGGTTGTCCAAGCCGGAAACTATGACCTACGCATAGATACCGGATTTATACAAGACGGTTTTACCCTTGGTGATAGCACAAAAGGCGTATTAGGCAATACGCAATACGTCCTTGGCGGAACAACCGAATTCGCGTCGGTTCTCGACAGCTGCCTAAACGTTAATGTTCGACGAGGGCGACGCGACACCGGCGACCAATTTGCCGCCGGAACCATGTCGTTTACAATCCAAGACACCACCGGCATTTTTTCGCCGTTTGACGAGAATAGTCCGTATTACGACACGCCACTAGCTAAACCCGGTTTAGCCCCATTGCGCGAGGTAGAACTAGTGCGTTATGACGCGAGCAACGACGAGGAATTTTTGTTTCGCGGCAGAATTGTAAATTACGATTACAATTTTGCGTTAGACGGCCTCGACACGGTAACCGTCTATTGCGCCGACAATTTTTATTTGTTGGCCCAAACCACTATCGACGAATTTAACCCGGATCCGGAAACGTCCGGACAACGTATCGAAACCATATTGGATCTACCCGAGGTAAATTACCCGTCCGGGCCAACCGCCCGCAACATTGACCCCGGAACCGTAAACCTCGGCCACGACGCCGCTTACACAATCCCGGCCGGAACAAACGTCCTCGGCTACCTCAGCCAAATAAACCAAACCGCCGAATTTGGCCGGCTTTTCATGTCGCGCAACGGTGTATTGACGTTCCAACAGCGCATAGGCGCGACCATAAGCGGATCCGTAGCCGATTTCCACGACGACGGCACCGGCATACCGTACGACGAGCTAGGCATTACGTT